AGTAATTTGATTTATAAGATAGATCAAAAATCTGGAATTAATATTCAAGAAAGTGCAGACTATATGATTGAACAAATCAAGTTACATAAAGAACAACAAGAAAGATAAGAATCTATTTTAATTATTGACAAATTTGTATTTATGTGGTAAAATAAAAAATGGGCAAATAGATAAATTTGATCAATTTATTGAAAAGCAATCCCTCTGCCTGTTGCCCAATTTTATTTATTGGAAGGGATATTCGCTAAAATTTGAGGGAAACTTTAAAATGCCGAAAATCAAAAAGATAGAAGATGTTATAAATGAATTGAATGAAATTCATAATTATACAATTGAATTAACAAAATATTGCGGAATGGGAGATAAAAAATCATCGTTTCGATGCATTGTTTGTGGTAATGAATGGGATGCTTGTGCATCAAATATTTTGTATGGAGCAAAATCAGGATGTCCTAGATGTAGTAAGTCTGGAAGACCCATAAGTGTTGATATTAATGAAACAAAAAGAAGATTATTCAAAAAACATAGAAATAATATTGAATTATTAGAGTTTAATGGATATTGTAATCGTTGTAAATTCAAATGTAATATTTGTAATTATGAATGGTATGCTGATGCAAGAAAAGTTACTAAAGGATCGGGATGTCCAGAATGTGCTAGAAATAATGATAAACTTTCTAGCGAATATGTAGAAAATTTCATTAGTTCAAAAGGATGTATATGGATTTCTGGAAATTATGAAAATGCCAAAGGTAAATTATTAATAGAATTTAAATGCGGTCATTCTCGAAATGTAACTTGGAATGAATTTCAGCAAGGAAAAAGATGTAATATTTGTGGTATCAAAGATAGGTGTAATCAGCATAAAACAAAGAAAGAAGAAATTGTAAAATTTTTAAATGATCATGATTTAGAATTTATTTCTTTTGTCGGTGAATATACGGTCCAAAAGAAAACGGATGTAATTTATAAATGCAAATTAGGACATTTAACTACTAGAAAAGTAGATCATGTTTTTCAATATCCTACTTGCAATAAATGTGAAATGATAGAATTGGTCGAATCCAACAGAAATATTAATAAATTATTAAATAGTAATACAAGACTTGCCAGTTTTATTCGATGTCAACTTTGGGAATGGAAACAAGAATCTATGAAAAATTGTAATTACAAATGCGTGATTACAAATAAATCATTTAAAGATATACATCATTTATATTCATATAATTTAATTATAATAGAGGCTTTGGCAGAATTAGAATTTGTTTATTCGAGAAAAGTATCAAATTATTCTGAAGAGCAGTTATATGCATTAATTGATAAAATAAAAGAAATACATAAAAAATATCCATTGGGAGTTTGTTTGACTAGAGAAATTCATGATTTATTTCATCATTTGTATGGTATCAAGAATACAACTCCTGAAATGTGGTACGATTTTGTTTCAAAAATAAATAATAAAGAAATATTAATTAATTAGAAAGGAGGTCTATTGGGTACATTATCATCTGAGGTGTCAGACCTCTTTCTTTCAAGAATCGATGATTTTAGACTAACAAGTATATTTACAGCATCTGGTTCTTTAATTTTAAATAATTATATAGAACCTTGGTTAATTGATGCAATTATGGAATTTGAACCAATTTGTGATCAATCACTTGATTATACGACATCTGGAAGTGCATCCGAGGGATATTTTACACAAATTTTAACGTTAGAAAATAAAACGGTTTTAAGTCAGCTGATGGTTAAATTTTGGATGGCAAAAACTATACAAAACTTGCTCCAACTTCAGAATTTTGTCACTGACAAAGATTTTCGTACCTTCTCGGCAGCCCAGAATCTTTCCGCGAAGAAAGATTATTATGCTTTAAAAGTTGAAGAATTAGATCAGCTTTTAGGTAAATATGCATTACGAAGAACTGATTTCTCAAGTTGGAACAATCAAATATTTTCTTAATAAGGGAGATTTGAAATATGACATTTAAATATTATACATTACAAACCTCTCTTCCAACATCTCCTAGTGCAATTATGATTGATGCCTTCCAAAATCTGCTTAACGAACAATTTAGCGTGGCCACAAATATTTATAGTGTTCAAGAGGAAAGTCCAGTTACAAGTGGGTCTTATCAAAATCTTAATGTGCGTGTATTGACTGCCATAGATTCAGAAACATCGGAGAAATTGGGCGACGATTGGAAAACATTTTTATTCCAAGATATCGGACATGCTACGCCTGTTGGTACAAAATATTATTTTAATAATTCTTATTGGATTATAATTAATAGTGAAATCTATAAAAATCTTGCCGCGGGAGCGACGGTTCGTAGGGCGAACAATACCCTTCGTTTCGTTGATATCAACAATAATTATATTATTGAACCTTGTATTATCGATTATAAATTAACCTTTCCTCGAAATAAAGAATCAGATCCAATTTTGCCTCAAGGCATAATGACAATCTATTGTCAATCCAATTCATTAACACGCCAAGTCAGAGAAAACCAAAGATTTCTTTTCGGTAACACTGATCAATGGAATTGCTATCGTGTCCTTGGTGGCGGGATTAGAAACTTTTTGAATAATGAAACTTTAGATAATGATTCATCTCCATTGATAGAATTAACATTACAAAAGACGGAAGTAAATGTTGATACTGATGATCTTATAAATGGTATTTGTGATTATATAAAATATACATACAATATTACTACAAGTCCAAGTTCAATTATAGGAACAATTGGCGATTCATATCAATTATTAAATGAAATTACTTTAAATGGGAATCCAGTTCTTAAAGATGTAAATTATTTATCAAGTTCATCTACAGTTTTGGTCAGTGGAAGTGGATTGGTTACACTTATTGCTGATGGTATATCGGATATATATATTTCGCTTATTGATAATTCAAATATCTCTAATACAGTAAGTGTTGTAGTTAGCGGAGCAATTTCAGGTAGTGACGTTCGTGTTTCCTCAAATTCAAATTATATTTTGGAAAATTCAACCGAGACATATTCGGTATTTCTTTATGTCGGTGGAGTAGTCACTGCGGACGTGTTTTCATTTAGCGTGGCGAATGCAAATGTTCCTTCAAATCATTATGTATTTTCAATTTTGGGGAATAATTCTTTCTCAATCAAAAATTTAGAGTTATATCTTGATAATACACTTGATATTTTATGTGTGACAGGATCAATTTCTAAGACAATAAGCGTTTTGCTCCGTGGAGCTTGGTAAATTAAAAAGATAGGTTGGATTAGGCCAATTCAACTGATAAAGGCAGGACTCCCTACTGCCTTTCTTTTGATTCATATTGATTATTAGGGAGAATAATATTAGATGATGGAGGGAGAATCAGAAGTGGTAGATGATATAATTAGTAATATAATTGATAAGACAATTGATGACGTAAAAGGTAATAGAAAGAAAAAAGAAATTATATGTGGAATATATTGTATTGAAAATTTGGATAATGGATTAAGGTATATCGGATTTTCAAAAGATATAATGGATAGATGGAGCAATCATAAAAAAGAATTAAATAAAAAATATCATTATAATAGATATCTTCAACGATCTTGGAATAAATATGGACAAGAAAAATTTAAATTTTGGATTATTCAAGAATGTAAAAAAGAAAAGTTGAAATTATTAGAAATTTATTGGATAGCATTTTATAATTCATACATTAAGGATAAAGGAGGTTATAATTTAACTAGAGGCGGAGAAGGAATAATGGGCTATAAACCTACAGAAGAAACATTGATTAAAATGTCAATTGCTACAAGTGGTTCGTGTAATCCAATGTTTAGTAGAAAACAATCAAATGAAACTAAACAATTAATTTCCAAACAAAGATTAGAATCTGGATCTGCTAAAGGAAGTAAAAATAATAAGTCAGTGATTAATGAAGAAATAGCGTTGCAAGTAAAAATTATGCTTTCTAATGGAAATTCAATTAAAAAAATAATGAATTTATTTAATGTTAGTAGAGATATAATTAAAAATATAAAATACAAAATAACTTGGAAAGATATAGGACCAGGGATTAATCCAATAAAAACATATAAATTGAATGAAAATGATGTTCGAGAAATAAAAAAAATGTTAATAAATGGAATTGACGATGAAGAAATTGCGAATAAATTTAGTGTAACTTATGATTTAATTGGATATATAAGACGTGGTAAAATATGGAAAGATGTAAAGCCTTTTGATAATGTTGATTTTGTACCTATAAATAAGAATAATAATCTTACTATAGAAAAGGTTAAAGAAATCAAAAAAATGCTTGTGAATGGAACTCGACAACGTGATATAACAAAAATTTTTAATATTACAAGAGGTTGTGTATCATTAATAAAAACTGGTAGAACCTGGAAGGATGTGATAATATGACTTCAGTCCAAATCGATGTCTCACGTCAATTAAACTATTCCAATGGTATACCATCATCCCTTCTTCCTACCGCATCAGAACAATTTGACCTTGGTTCTTCTCAGAAACTTTGGCGAACTGGATATCTCTCGGAATTACAAAGTTTGCTGTTTGCAAAACAGACAATAGTTTTACTTGGCGGACATTTTCTTGTAACTAAGAATTCGTCATCAATTTCAGGTAGTATTCCAAATACTGGGAGTGGTAGTACAATTATTGATTTTGGAATTCCAATTACCATATCAGATTTTGTACTTTTTAGAATTCCAAATCAAACAGAATATATGCAAATTTTAAGTTTAAATAGTGGATCAACTATTTATAATGTTTTAAGAAATTGTGACGGTTCCACAGCAAATTCCTGGCCAGCAGGTTCGGTCTTTGCTGTTTTGGGACACCAAGGGGATGCATTTATAGATTTAGATGCAACTAGTACACCAAGAATATCTATTATGGAACAGGGAAATACTTATAATACACAAACAGAACAAATTAGAATTGGTGATCTTTCTGGGAATTGGGGATTTTCAGGTTCTAATTACGGTCTTGCCCTGGGCGAATATACTTCATCTTCTCCAAATTTAGTGTATAATTCCGCATCCGGTTTACGTTTGCGCATATTTGATCAAGATATTATAACCTTTTCTCCATCTGGAAGTGCAATGATTACGGGAGTATTATATGCTGGTAATAAAAATGTAATTTTAAGTTCTAGTGGAATTACATTAAAATCACATAATATTGTAGATTTTAAATATTTATCTGAAACAGTTGGGTACATGGGTATTCAAGGGCCGGGTGACTATAGTGCTGGTTATGTATTAGAAATAATTGGATATAGACCTACTCTAACAGTAAGTGCCGTAGAAATTAAAGCAAAAAATAATTCAAATGCTAATGTAGCGGGCTTACTTTTAGAAAGTTCATCTGGTATTGGTAAAATACAAATGGTAGTAGAAGGGTTAGATTATTTTAGAATATCTGATGGTATTTTAACATTGGGACAACCTGTTTATGCCACCACCTCTATCGATTCTCCCATTATCGGTACATCTGGTTCCTGGCAACCAGTTTATGAAGGATTTTATTCTGGTTCTGCTCCTGCGGGAGTAATTTCAAGATACACAGTAATGGGTAAAAATTGTAAGGTATATGTTTATATGCCAAATTCAGGATCAAGTAATAATACAACTTTTACAATGAGTGCTCCATTTACTGCTGCGACAGTTAGCAATCAATTATGGGGATCATGTGTATGGACATTGGTAGATAATGGAACAGCTGCTTCTTATCCAGGCAGGGCATATATAGCAAGTGGTGGTTCGACTATTACAATAAATAAAACTTTAGCTGCTGGAACATGGACATCCAGCGGAAGTAAGAAAGCATGTTTTAGTTTAGATTATGAATTATCATAAATTTTTTGTGAAAGAATTCGGGAGAAATAAAATAAATGGAATTACTTGAATCTGAAATTCAAGAAAAAATAAAGAAATTAGAACAAGAACTTGACATTTATCAAAAGGATCAACAAAAAAAAATTGATGAATTTATGTTTACTACAGGATTGGCTACATATATTTCAAATGTAAATGCTCAAGTTGCTAAATTGCAAGGCAAAATAGAAAGTTTAAAAGAATTAATTAATTTTGAAAATAAATAATAATTCAATGAAATGCTAATTTTATTATATTTAATATTACTAATATATGATAATTAATAAATATATTCATCATATATAGGGGTATATTATATAAAAATGAATATAAGGAGGTGCATCATTATACAAATATGACAGACTTTACCAAGGAAAATTATAATAAGTTTGAATATTTGCCCGAAATTCCTTATCGTATTGTTGCGTATCTTATAGATAATTCGGATTTAATTTGGCGATTACTTTCAGACAATTCTCCAAATGCTTGGAAATTGGACTCTGATCATCCAAATTTAACAAAAGTTCAAAAGGGAGCATTGATTTATGATGGTTTAAAAACAGAAACATCATGTAGGGTATTTCTAGATCAAGGTCAAGACGAATCATGGCAACAAGAGGTTTGTATATTAAGAATATCAGTTGCAGAGGCTATTCCTACAAACTATGTATGGGGCTATGTTTCTGTCTTTTTTGAGATATACCCACATTATCGAATAAATAATCTCAGTAATTATCAAACTAGATCTTTAATGATTTCGCAACAACTTATATCAATTTTAAATGGTACTGATTTAGGGAAGGGAATTGGTAAATTATATTTTGATACATCTAAGAATTCAAGATCAAGATTAGCATTAATAGGCAAGTCTCCCTATAAAGGAGTTGGATTATTAATGAGCAATCATGCATTATAGGAAGATGTAATTATTATAATAAGAAAGTAATAAAATTATTATATAATAAATCTATCATGTATAAAAAATGGGAAAATTCTTATGTGATAATATCATCATATATGGAAAAGGTTGATTTTGATGAATGATGAATTGAAAAAAATTTATAATAATTCAAATGATATATGGGGATATCCACAAATTTATAAATCTATAGAATTCTGTCCAATAAAAATAAAGGATGTATCAACTCTTGATTTGTTTTATAAAATTTTTCAATATCCTAAAAATTATATTTCGGAGAAAGAAATTGTAAAATCAAGTTATTTGAAATATTTATTATATTTTATTCAATATTCTATTAATCCAAATGGAAAAGAAATTGAGAATTGGTTAATTGAATTACTTAAATACATTACTAAACAGGAAAAAATATTCTTTCAACGGAAATTGTTGGATATCCCCATTGATAATGTTTTAAATAAAACGATTATAACATTAATCATAAATAATGTTGAATTTAATGAACAAGAATTTGATATTATTCGTGCAATTATATTAGAACAAAATGGATTAAATGTTGAATATATAGAAGAATATAGACCAGACCTAGAAAAAAATTTATTATTTCTAAATAATAAATTTAATGATGTAACATTTGAAGATGAAATTTTTGTTTTTTGTAGTTTAATGAAAAAAACGATAAATGAAATAAAAGATTATACTATGTATCAATTCAAAAAACATTTTGAAAGATTGTTGGTTACATTTAATTTTGAACTTTATAGTCCGCTAGAAGTATCTGGACAAATTCAACCAAAACAAAAAGGGGAAGAAATTATAAAACATTATTTATCTCATTTTGGGAAAAAAGAACGTTATAATGATATTTTAGTTTCAAAAGATGAATTTGTAAAAAATAGTTCTATTTTTTCTAATGAAAAATCTATGCACGCGGATAAAGAAGGAAATGTTTATAATGTACCAATCACAGAAGGTAAAATTTAATAAGATTTAAAATTTTGCTTAAAAAGGAGATAACAAATATGAGTAATGAATTTCTTGTTAGTGTTGCCAATGCAATAGGAAGAGATGCCAACACAGGAAACTTGCTTTTTATGGGGAAAGCTGATATTAATTCTGCACTAACTGTTACAATGGCAAAAACAGAAGTACGAGGTGGAATTAATAATCCTCTTTTGTATACATATTTCCATGATAGAGCGGTAGAAGTAAAAATTGAACAAGCAATTTTTACCGAAACTCTTTTGGCATTGAATGCTGGTACGTCAATTACCAGTACACCTGTAACAGTTGTAAAAAATGAATCTGTAACATTTTCAAGTGGTAGTATTGGGTATACAACGCAAACTCCCATTGGAAATGTTGGTGTAGTTATGTCTACTGGAGCTATTCAAAATATAACTCCATCTGGCAGTACTATTACAGTACCACTTGCCGCAAGCCAAACTTTGGATGTGGTTTATACTTACACTGCAACAGCCGATCAAGTTATTGGTTATGCGACATTGCCTCCAACCGCTATTGATTTAACTTTAATTGCAGAAGTTAGAGATACTACCCAATCAATTGTTCGATATTTTGAATTAAATATTCCTCGTTTCAGTTTGTCTGGAGCTTATACATTATCATTAGCGGCTAATGGCGTTAGCAATCAAGCTATTGATGGGTTTGCATTAGTTCAATCTGATTCTAGTGGTGAATATTATTATAAGGCAACATGGATTTCGACTGGAACATCACAAGTTCCTGTAACTTCAATTGCTGCAACTCCCACGGTTCTTAATTTTAGTTATGCACTTAAACCTCAAACAATGTCACTTAATGTATTGGGTATTCGTGGTGGGAATTATGCCAATACAAATATTACTACGAGTTGTTCGTATGTAAAAACTAGTGGTTGTGGTAATGGAAATTATACTATTGGAGCATCAACAGGGGTTGTTACTGCGACAAGTGCGGTTCATAGTGGTGATGCACAAGTATTTACGATAACGTATTTTGATACTTATTCTTCGGCTTCGCTTGTAGACGTAGTCAATGCTTTATGTGGCAATTAATATTATATAAAAAATAATATATCAACAAATAAAACAGGGAAATATAAAAAAATATATTTCTCTGTTTTGGAAGGAAGTATATGACTGAAAAATATATAAATGAAAATAACATATGTAAAGTAGATATATGCCGCTTAGGTGAACTTGAAGATAGGATGAATGCTATGGATAAATCGTTGGTAGATGTCCATAATCAAATAAGTGAAGTTGATAAAAAAGCTTCAATAAGTGAACAAATATTATTAAGACTTGAAATTGCATTTGATAAAAATAATACAATAAATGAAAAAAATATAGGGGTAATGAGTGGAATCGAAAAAACACTTGTCGGTATGCAGTTTGAAATCAGAAATAATGCAGAAAATACTACTGGTATTAAAAAAGAGATTGGAGAAATTAAAAGAAAATTTGATGAAATTAATGATAAAGGTAGAATAGATTTAATAAAAATTATTAAGGATAATATTACATGGTTATTTAGTAGTGCGGCAATTATTGCTATAATATCTATAATAATAACCATTATAATAAATTTTGATAAAATTAAATCTTTCTTTAATCTTTTGGGTAAATAGGTATAATCAAATAATTAAAATAATTATAATAAAAAAGGAATAAAAATGTCCGAAGAAATTAATGCAAATAAAGACATGGAAAATGAAATTGAAAAAAAAAGTATCTTTCTTTCTTTTCCAGATAGTGAAGTTCTTAAATTTGATAATATCAAAATTATATTACGTCCATATTTAACTATTAATGAAAAATCTAGTATAATTAAAGAATATATTGATATTTTATTTGATCCCGATAATGATAATATAATAGATAAATATCTTTGTGCAGAAAATACTTTAATTTTGCATATAATGGACGTTTGCACAAACTTAAAAATTGATGAAAACATTGGGGTTGATTTAATTATAGAGTCGGGACTTTGGAATAATGTCAGAGAACGTATTGCAAAATATGGTATTTTTCGCAATGATTTAGAGAAAATTATTGATTTTGTTCGAGAACAAAATGTAATAAATAAATCAGTTGGAAATATTTTAGATAAATTTGCTATAAAAGTTATGGATATTTTAAATCAAATTCCAGATTTAGATACGAATAGCGTTAAAGAAGTTGCTGAAAAATTTACTATGGAATTAGAAAAATTAAATCAGACAGTTCCAGGAATTACAAAAACCGTTGTTAAAGCACCGCTAAAAAGAGGTAGGAAAAAGAAAGAATCATAGGTTTTACGGATGTATGTCGAAAAAAAACATAGAAAAATTTTAAAATGGCTACGCAAAAGATGTCCAGAATGTGATTCTATATTATTGGAAGTTATTTATAGTGAAGAAAATAATGGAATTGTATTTGAAGAAAAGATAATTGAATGTAGTGATGAAGATAAATGTGGTTGCAAATATGTTGAAAGAAAACAAAATAAACATCGAGATAAAGAAGAATTTGACGAATGATATAAAATGGAGGTCATATGGCAATAACATATTTGATTGATAATGATGATTTGATGACATATGCGTTGACAAAAGAAATGACCTCAATTATAGATTCAATTATGGATAAATTATTAATTGAATTAAAAAAACAAATTCAAGAAATTGTTTATAATGCTTATATTCCAAAAGTGTATGATCGTCAGGGTGAACAAGGAGGTTTACTTGGCGAATGGATAAAAACATCTGAAAAACCAGTAATAAATGGAAATATTATTAGTTCTGGGATTGAAGAAATGCCTGATTGGATGGTAGTTGATTCTGAAAACTTTATACATGGAAGTGTCGGACTTTGGGTTATGGATGATATTAGAGAATTATTAACTGAAATTATAACCGAGGGCAAAACAGGTAGCCATTTTGATTTTGCTCAAGATTTATCATTCAAAGAACCGAGAGATTTTTGGCAGGCATTTATTAATTTACTTGATTCAGGAAAAATCGAAGAACTTATTGAAAAAGAATTTAATAGTAGAAATATTGTTTATGATAAAAGTTGAAGCAATTTTGATTATTATAGTTTGAATTATATTAAAATATTAGGTATTAAATATTAAATATTAAATATATTCTATAAAAAAAAGGAGAATAATTTTAAATGGATCAATTAAATCCGTATTTATCTATATTTTTAACACAATTTCTTTATATAGTACTTCCAGTATTAGCTACATTATTAGCGGCATTATGTGTTCAAGGACTACGTTGGTTAGAAGGTAAAATTAAGGCAGAAAGACCAGATATATTTAAAACATTACAATTTTTAGCATCGGCTGCCGTACAAGCTGCCGAGCAAGCTAAAATTGCTGGATTAATTAGTGATAAAAAAGTTTATGCAATAGGTTTAATAACTGAGCAATTAAATACTCTAGGCTTAACAATTGATGTTCAAAGTATAGAGGGCGCAATTGAAACTGCGGTATTCGCAGAAATTAATAAAGACAAAATTACAAAATAAACTAAAACCAAATAATAAATTAAACAAAGGGCTAGGTTGACGAACCAAAAAGATATTTTACCTCAAATATCCTGCCCTTTGGAATATATTTAAATGAGGTAAGATAAAATGAGGTAATAGTATGAGTAATAATATTGATTTAACTAATTTAAGATTCGGAAGATGGTTGGTTATAGAATATGTTAAGGCAGATAAACATGGAAGTATTTGGAAATGTAGATGCGATTGTGGTAATGAAAAAAATATTTATCTTGCTAATTTAAAAAATGGAACGTCTCAATCTTGTGGTTGTTTAAGAAATGAAAAAATAAAAGAAAGAAGATTTATAGATTTAACTGGAAAAAAATTTAACAGATTATTTGTTAAAGGATTGGCATACAAAAAAGGTTTAATTTATTATTGGGAATGTATTTGCGATTGTGGAACAGAAAAAATAATAAATGGTTCAAAATTAAGAACTGGAAATACACAATCTTGTGGATGTTGGAATAGAGAAAAAGGATTTAAAGATTTTGGAGAAGCAACTTTCAATCAAGTATTAGCTCAATATAAAATTAATGCAAAAAATAGAAATTTAAGTTTTGAATTAACTAATGAAGAATTCAAATATATAATTGGACAAAATTGCTATTATTGTGGATGTGAACCAAATCAAATAATAAAAAGCAATAGTAATAATGGTGATTGTATATATAATGGAATTGATAGAATAGATAATTTAAAAGGCTATACAGAAGATAACATAGTGCCTTGTTGTGGTAAATGCAATCAAGGCAAAACCAATATGTCTGAAAGTGATTTTTTAAATTGGATAGAAAAAATATATAATTATTCAATAATAAAATAAAATATTTTTATTTTTTTGTTTGAGAACTACGTCAATTGGCGTAGTTCTCTTTTTTTAGAATATAAAAACATAAAAGTGTAAAATATAATAAATACAATAAAAGGTATATTTTATGATAAGGATTAAAAGATCAAAATTTAACGTAGGAATGTCTGACGAAGATAAAATTAAAAGAACTTTCAATGGTATTGTACTAGATTCAGATAAGGAGGCAGAATTTTATCAATATCATTTAATTCCATTGTATAACAAAGGGGAAATTAGTAATATTATAATTCATCCCAAATATGTTTTACAAGAGGGATATGTCAATAGAGAGGGTAAAAAAATTTTGCCAATATATTATGAATTAGATTTTGAATATACTAAAAATGGAGAACAAATTTTAATTGATATTAAAGGGATGATTTTATCAGAGATGAAATTAAAGAAAAAAATTTTTGAATTTAAATATCCAGATAAAAAATTGTATTGGTTAAGTTGGAGTGGATGTGATGGTGGTTGGATTACAGTAGAAGATTTAAAGAAAGCGAGAGCAAAACGAAAGAAAGAGAAAGAAAAGAGAAAAAATGGTGAATAATATTTATAATAATTTTTTTAATGAAAAAATTTGGACAAATGTTTTAAATGAAAATAAAAATTTATTAGATGATTTTTTAATGGAATTAAAACAAAATAAAAAATCAGAAAAAACCATTTATCAATATGAGAAAGACATTAAAGGATTTTTTTGTTATGTTTATACATATTGCAATAATGTAAATGTTTTATCATTAACAAAAAAAGATTTTAGAAAATATTCCATATACCTTGTTGATGATTGTAAATTGAGTAGTGCAAGACATAATCGTTTATTATCAGCAATCAGGTCTATGTTAAGTTATGCGGAAAATAATGATGATGAATATGATTATCCTAATAATGTATCTAAAAAAGTACGAGGGTTATCAAAAGAATCTGTAAGAGAAATTATTTTCCTAACCGATGATCAAATATTAAAATTGAAAAATAAATTGATAGAATTAGAAGAATATCAAAAAGCAACTTTGCTTATGCTTGCTTATGATTCTGCTGCCAGACGTTCCGAATTATTTGGAGTGAAAAAATATTCATTTGAAGATATAAATAAAAATAATACAAATAAAGTTATTGGGAAACGTAGAAAAGTATTTAATTTATTATATTTTTCTGGGACAAAAGAATGTGTTAAAAAATGGTTGGAACAACGTGGGAATGATAATATTGATTGTTTGTGGGTAATTAGTAGTGGACAAAATAAAAGAATCGCCAATAATGAAAATCTTTATGATTGGTTTGTTTTTATGAGAAAATTATTATTTGAAATTGAAGGAAAAAAAATTAATTTTAATCCACATTCTATTCGTCATAGCTCTTTGAATAATTATAGCAATGGCACTCATTATGTTCTTCGTGAGATGGGAATTACCGAAGGGTTTCCAATCGAAAAACTGAAAATTTTGGCCCATCATGAATCTATTAATACAACTCAAGATTATTTACCTGATACATCTAATGATGAATTAGAAAATATGTTTGATATAAAAATTGAAAAATAAATATAAATATAAATAATAGTAAAAATATAAGAAAAATATTAACTTTTAGAATCAAATATTTTATTAAAAAATATATTTAATTTATAAAAAATAAATGCGAATAATATTCAATTTAAAATTGAATGAAATAATTAGACAATAAAAATAACACCTCTCTAGAGGTAAAAAGGAGGGTGTAATGAATGGCAAGTAAATATAGAATAATTGTTGAAGCAGTAATTAATAAAGCAACATTACAAGCACAATTGGATGAAATAGCTAAGGGAGCAACTACTCCTGTTGTAACTATTAAAACAAATGTGGATGAAACAGAAGTTAAAACTGAATTAGATAAAGTAACTAAAGTTGGGAAACCAGTAGTAACTGTCGATGTAAAGATAAATGATGCTGAACTTAGGGCTAAATTAGAAAAAATAAAATCAATGTCTATAATGCCTAAAGTAGAAACAGTGTTTGATACGTCTGGACAGGCAATTAAACAAATCGAAACTTATAATAATAATATTGGCGAGACAATAATTTTAACAAAAACTTGGGTTGCTGAGACAGAAGAAGTTCCAGAACATTGGAATGAAATTATTACCTATACCAATAAAGAAAATGAATTATTAAGAATAAATGCTATACAGCGGCAAGAAAGTGCAAAGCAAGAAATGTCTTTTATACAAGAGCAGGCCAACGCAGAAAATAAATTGTATGATCAAAGATCGGAAATGATGCGTAAGGCAGATGCTGAAAATACTATTTTTGATAAAAGACAAATGGATGCTGTACATGCAGAAGCTAATGAAGAAAATAAGACATATGATCAGCGTAGAAGATTAATGGAAGTAGCAAATGCTGAAAATATAAAATTTGATCAACAACGAATAGCATCACAAGATAAAATAGCTACAAGTATAAGCAAACAAAATAATCAATTAGAAATAATGGCATTGAAAAATCCTGCCGCGTATAATAGTGCAGAGGTCCAAAAATATGTAATTGCTCAAAAAGAGGCCCAAGTTGCTCTTCAAAATGGAACTGGTACTCAAGCTCAAATGGCTAAGGCAATAGATAATACATCGAAAGCATTTGATAAAGCAACTATTGCTACTAGTTCTGCCCGTTCTTCTACAGATGATTTTACTAAAAGTATTGAAAAAGATATATTAAAAGTAACCCAATGGGCAATAGCTACTGCGCTAATTTATGGTACTTTAAGACAAATTAGCGAAGGAGTTCAATATATTAAAGATTTAAATACTGAAATGACGAATATTCAAATCGTTACTGGTAAGACAAGTGATGAAATTAATAGATTAGCGTTACAATATAATAGTTTGGCTAGAGAAATGGGTGTTACAACACTTGAAGTTAGTAAGGGATCACTAGAATGGGCTAGACAAGGGAAATCAGTTAGTGATACAAATATATTGATTAAAGATTCAATGATGATGTCTAAATTGGCTAATTTAGATGCAGCACAAGCAACTGAATATATGACCTCAATATTAAATGGATTTCAACTTAAAGCTCAAGATATGGAGGATGTACTTAGTAAATTAGTCGCGCTTGATAACGCGTATGCTTCGTCTGTTGGAGAAATTGCCGATGCAATGCAACGATCATCTAATAGTGCTATGCAGGCTGGTGTTAGTTTAGATGATTTAGCAGCATATATTACCGTAATATCTGCTACAACTCGTAAGTCAAGCGAATCAATAGGTGAATCATTAAAGACTATGTTCGCCAGATTTCAAAATATAAAAATGGGTAATTTGGATGAAGAAGGCGAATCAATAAATAATGTAGAAGAAGCATTGAAAAGGGTAAATATAGTTCTTCGAGATACTCCTACAACATTTAGACCATTATCAGATGTAATTTCCGAACTTGCTAATAAATGGAATAGTTTAAGTCAAGTTGAACAAAATAATTTGGCAGTACAAATTGCAGGAGTTCGCCAACGTGAAAATTTTCTTGTATTAATGAATAATTACAATCAAGTTATCGAAGCTCAAGCAATCGAACTCAATTCTTCTGGTCTTGCTCTTCAACGTTATGAAATTTATCTTGATTCTGTAGAAGCTCATGCTAATAAATTTGCTACTGCCATGGAAGCTATGTGGCAGGCTACTATTAACTCAGATGCAATTAAATCTATGTATGATTTTGGAACTAGTATAATGGACACTATTACAAAAGCAGGTGGATTAATTCCAATTATGCAAGACATTATAGCAATTTTAATTATATTTAATGCTCAACTTATTATAACTAAAGGTATAACTCTTTATAGTTCCTTTCAAGCTATGGAATTGGGATTAGAAAGTTTTGCAATGAAAATGGTTCGTGGAAGTACTATTGCCGAGGCATTAAATATTTCACTTATTGGATTAAATACCACAATGGCAATAGGGATTCCTTTATTAGCTGCATTGGTTGTAGGATTTACTGCTTGGCAACAAATTAGTGCAACTCAGAAAGCAGGGTTAAAACAAACATCTGATGCTTGGACAGATATGTTTAGCAAAATAGATGGTGCAAATAATACAGCGACAAAAACATTAGATACTTTTGATCAGGGATTAAAAAATCTTAATAAAACTTATAATGATTTAAATCCATTTTTAAAAATATTTATAAACCAACAGGCAATTACCGATCAGGGACTACAACAAACTATTGATATTGTTGGAAAGGTATCTAAGAATTGGCAAGATTATTCAAAATCAATTACAATTGCAGCGAAAGCTGCTGGATATGAAGTTGATGCCGAAGGTAAAGTTTATAAAATTGTAAATTCTAGATTGGGACAGACTAAAGTTTATATAAATAATATTAAAACTTTAACCAGAGCAGAGTATGATTTTGGTAATTCTGCCAAAGATGCATCAATCAAAATGCAAGAGCATATATTGAAGATGAAAGCTGCAAGTGGAGTAACTGATATTGCAACTGGTAAAACTGAAGATTTTGTTAATGCGCTTTCTGATTTACAATCATTACTTTCAAATAAACTTGGAGATGCGCTTACTGATTTTAAAACAAAAGCAAAGAAATTAGCTGATTCGTCTGCTGAATTAAAATCAAGAATAAAAGAATTAAGTGAACAACCAATTACAGAAGGTCAACAACAACAATTATTTGAATTGCGTCAACAATTAGCAGAAAATGATCAAGCAGTTGCAGATAATGCTAACGCATATGATATGGCAACAAAACAAATTATATATGATATGCTATTACAAAAAATTGCTGCATTAAGTGCTGATGAAACTATAGATAGTGCTACTCAACAATTAATTTTTGGTTCGGTAATGAAATTAGGAGAAGCTTGGGGACTTGTATCACAAGATTCGATTATAGCCGCAGAAACCATGAATAATGCAATGCTTGCTATAAGAGATGGAAATGTTAAGGGTGCTATTTCTATGATACAAGTATTGTATTCTAATGCAATGAATGCCGCTGGTGATTATTATATAACATATCATGTTGATACAACTGATACAACAGGCGGTCGAGCCGATGCTCATGCTAGAGCAAGAGCATCAGTTGGAACAATAGCCACTCCTCCTGGAGGTTGGTATTCGTCTGGATTAGGTGGTGGAGGCGGTGGCGGTGGTAGTAGCGGTGGTTCATCTTCTGAAAGTGAAATACAATATTCTATTAATAGTCTTTTAGAAATGGCAATTAGTCTTATTAGGCGACAAAAAGAAGCCGAAAAAGATCTTCTTGAAGAAAAACAAAAAGAAATCAAGGCACAGCAAGAAGCATTTGAAAATCAACAGGATGCTCTTGGCGTTCAATTAGATACTTATAGAAATATTATTGATAGTCGCAAGGAAATACTGAGGTCAGAACAAGAAGAAGAAGATTATCAAAATGAAATTGATAATAAAAATAAATCAATATCAAAAATACAACAAGAACTTGCGATTTTGGCGTTAGATAATTCTCAAGAATCAAAAGCAAAACAACTTGAGTTACAAGATGAATTAAATAGTCAAATTTCCGATCTTAATGAGACCCAAAGAGATCATGAATATCAAGAACAAGAAAATGCTCTTGATGCCGAATATGCTCTTTATGAAGCTTATATTAATAATCAAATTGCTGCACTTCAAGCTGAATCAGATGCCTTACAACCTTCATATGATGCTATTCAAGCGCAAATTGATGCAATTGATGAATGGTTAAGTAAGTCTGGTTTGGTTGCACAAGCCGCATTACAAATGATTATAGACAAAGCCCCTGATTTGTATGATGCTTTAATAGAATGGAATAGAACTTATGGTAGTGGAATTGATAAGGATGTAACAGATGCATGGAAAGAGGCATATAAAGCACTTAAGAAATATAAAGATTTATTAGATTCTATCAAAAAATCGCTTGGGGGAACGGGCGGAGCCAATAATATAAGTGGAATATCATCTGCAAATTCAACAACTAGTTACTATTCTGATTTAGCATCTGATACTATCAATGGACTAAATACATCAACTAATGAAGTTTTTTCAAAACTTATAAAAGAAAAACTTGTTCTTAATAGTTTTGATATAAAATCTATGATGTCCAATATTATTCCTAATATTGCTAGTAATATTCGAAGTAATAATATGGAAAGTAATGGTAATTTAGTGATTGGTAATCTTATTAATGTCCAAGGAAATGTAAATAAAGATACCATACCTGATATTAAAAAAATTGCAGATCAAGTTATGGATAAATTTGTAACAACATTGGTTAAAAGAGGATATATCAGAAATGCTCAAGTTGTTGGATTATAAATTTGAAAAAATTTTTAATTAAAAATAAAATGAGTTGGAATATAATAATATATAAACTCTCTAATTGTTTGAACTTAAACAATAATATTGGAGGTGATATGTGAGTTTTTATGCAAAAAGTTTTGTTTACGATTCAATTGCAAGTGAAAATTTTAATATTGAAATTGCAAATACTGATAGCGGGAATGGTATAATTTCAAGTCCTGGTTCTGGTAAAATTTCAATACTTGAAAGTTATATTTATCGAAGGCCAGTTCCGTTTTTTTTAGGAATTCATTTTGATTCCCGCTTAAGTTTTCCAGTTTCATTTTTTTCACCAGACGAAATAAATGCATTAGATATTTCGTATATACAATCATGGCTTTTTTCAAAATCACAATATAAATCTTTAGTAATTATTCAACCAGATCTTGATGAAACAATTTTAAATTGTATATTTACCGATCCAACAATTCTTAGAGCGGGAAATATAATTTATGGCATAAGCGGACTATGCGAAGTAAATTCCCAATTCGCATATACATATCCGAAAACTGTAACATATAATTATTCTACCCCTCCATCGTCATCATTAATAACATTTTTTAATAATTCACATTATTCTGGTTATTTATATCCATCCATGACTCTTACTATGAATTCTACGGGGGGAAGTGTGACGATAATTAATGCGTCTGATGCTGATCGAGAATTTACTTTTACATCACTTTCTCCAAATGAAATCTTAACCATTAATAATGATCTCGGAATTGTAACATCATCTCTTAATGTTTTACGTATTGCTAATTTTAATAAAAAATTTTTACGTTTTATTCCTGGATTAAATCAACTTTATGTAACGGGGGATATATCTAAATTAGTTTTAACATATCAATTTGTACGGCGTTTTGGCGGATAATAAGGATAATAAAATAAATGACAATATCCTCTGTTTCTACATTTGATTATTTTTCACGTCAGGAAAAACCTTCTATGTCACTTTGTAATCCAGATCATGCTCAATTATACTCATTAAATACTTGCTATGATACTCAATTGAAATTGAGATGGAACGCAACCTCGGAATTTTTATTTACAATTTCCCAAACAGTTAATGGAGTAACTATTCCTGCTTTTGATTATATTGAAGGAAAACGAGTAGTTTTAATAGATACCGTAGGTTATTTTATTATAAATGATGTTCAAGATGATTTTGATGGTTCAGTCCCAATAAAAACTGTAACTTGTTTATCTCAAGAATTCGAATTAGTATCTAAAAAATTGACTTTATTTTCAGGAACTTTCCAATTCTATGATTCGGCAAGTCCTCTTAGTGGATCGACTTTAATTGCATCAATTCTTCCCTTAATTCCAAATTGGTCAATTGGAACAGTTGATCCCTCAATAGCAGGTTTGTATAGAACATTCAATGTTTCTGATACCAATATATATCAATTTTTAACGACAGATGTATCTATTGCATATAATTGTGTATTTATTTTTGATTATATGAATCAAGAAATTTCTATAATTTCAAAAGATAAAGCACCTCCATTAACAGATATATTTTTATCATTTGATAATTTGATAAAAAAAACAAATTATAAAGAAATTACTACAGAAATATCTACTTGTTTATACTGTTATGGTGGAGGTGATTTAACCATAAGAGATGTAAATCCAATTGGAACAAATGGGATTTATGATTTTACATATTATAAAACAGCCGAATGGATGAGTGGAAGTTTAATAAATTCAATTGACGCTTGGGAAAATAAATTTACATCATCTAGTTCAATTTATGCAAATTTATTACTTACGTTAAGTGATTCAAATATAGCATTAATAAGTGCTAGTTCTATATTAAATTCAATAAGTGGTTCTTTGGCCGTAGATCAACAAGTAAGAGCAGCAAGAATACAACAAGGATTAGATACTACTGACATAGATGCAAAAATTGCTGAAGATTTGCAATTAATATCCGATGAACAGGTTATTATATCTTCCATAAATCAAGAGATATCTACTACTACTTCTCAATTAACTGCAATAAATACCGATTTATCATTTTCAAATATAGGTAATTTTACACCAGCACAATATTTAGAATTACAAAATTTTATTTTTGAGAATACGTATAAAAATGATAATATAATTACTACTGATATAATGACTTATGCTGAAATTCAAGCACAATCTCAACAATTATATGAAGCATCGCTTAATGTTCTATCAAAGGCTGCAATTCCAAGATATCAAATTACAATTGATTCTGTAAATTTCTTAGCATTAATAGATTTTATGCCATTTATTCAACAATTACAATTGGGATGTCAAATTACTGTTGATAGTGGAAGAGGTTATTTTTTTAATGCAACTTTATTAGAATATGATTTTAGTTATGATCAACCAGATCAATTTACAATTATTCTTAGCAATAGACAAAGATTAGATGATTCACATTTTATATTTTCAGATATATTTGGACAAAGTATTCAAAATAGTTCTAATGTAAATTTTATACAAACCAATTGGAATGATTGGTCTGTAAATAAATCTAATATTATTGGAAATGTGCTTACTTCTGATGGAGGCACTCAATATGGAATTAAATCAGATAATATTAAAGGTATAATTAGTGCAAATAGTAATTTAGCAATAACAAATATAAATTCCACAACAGGGTCATCAAATTTTCAATTGGATCATAAGGGAGTAGTTATAAGAGATCCGAGTATTTATGTTTCAAACAATTTGGGTATTGATGCTAATCTGCCACTTGCTGGCGGAGGACAATTAGTATTTCGGTCAGGTATATTCCTTGGAGGTTCAGGAATTGCCATAGGTAGTAATCTCACAGTTTACGATGATGTAACGAGTCAAATAGCAACATCTGGAACTTATTTCACACTTACACATACTTATCTTAATGATTCATTGAGGGTTTATATGAATGGACTATTACAACGTAGAGATTATAGTTATTCAGAAAATGTAGATATGATGTCTTTTACTATGATTGATCCTGCAATTGTTGGAGATACATTAATTGCAGAATATGTACCTTTAATATAATTTAAAATTAGAAAAATATATAATTTAATAAATAATATTAATAAATAATATTAATAAAATAATTAATATATTTACAAATTATATAATTACCATTAAATTGCATGAAATATTATTTTATAATTGCAATTAATTGAAAGGAGGATTTATAAATGACATTAAGTACTACATTTTCTGATATTAATACATTAGACGATATTTCTTTTATAGCAGGTAGTACCTATACATTAAAATTTACTATTTTAGATCAAAGTGGATCGGCAATAGATTTAAGTGATGCAATTTGTACTTGGTCACTCGCTTCTTATGGAACAGATTTTTCTATATTAACTAAGACTTGTAATTTAATTGCAATTAACGCATTTGAAGTTATTTTAAGTGCGGCGGATACACAAGGATTAAGTGGAAAATTTTCACATCAGCCATCAATTTTATTTTCAAGTGGATTGGTGTCAATCCCATCCCAAGGGATTATCACTATAATAAAAAGAATTTCTTCATAAAAAGGATTTATAATATAATGTCAACTATACCTATGTCTCCAGAATCAGATGAAATCCTATATGTTTATAAGGAAAATCATATTGTAAGAAGGGGAATACTTTTATATTATGATCCACTTTTATGTTCTGATTTATATGAGCAATCTCTTTCGTTTTTAAATACATTTGATAATACATTGCCATTGGTTGATCCAAGTGTATAATAATTATAAGGATATTATATGATAATTACATCACCAGAATCTAATGAAAATTTATATTTTTATAAAAAAAATCATATTATAAGAACTGGATGCTTGCTTTATTATGATCCACTTTTATGCTCTGATTTATATGCAACATCTCTTTCTTCTTTAAATATTATAAATGATAGTTTGCCTATAGTAGATACTGCATCATTTATTCCTTCAAATAATATTAATGTATCTATTTTTACCGTAAATACTCCATTAAGAACACCTCCTAATAGTTACTTACTTGATCCATCTATTATTTCCGGTAGTTCATTACCCGTTATTTGGGCGGGTAAAAAAACTAAAATTGTATCTGGTTCTATTATTATTACTCCCACATTAGGTACTGAAGAAGTAATTAATGGTACTTTCTCGACAACATCTAATTGGACTACAAGTGCCAGTTGGACTATTTCCGGTTCTTTACTTCATGCCAACAGTCCTGCTATTTACACTAGAACAATACAAGGTAATGCTACAACAGCGGGTATATGGTATCAATATCAATTTGATTTAATCAATTACACAGCGGGCAGTATTTCATTGAATGATGGTAGTGCATGGTTTTTTAATTTACAAAAAGGTGATGGAACAAAAATCAAAACATATCGACCAACAAATACTACTATAGGTATTGGGGTAGCTACTGGGGCAACCATTACAGATGTAGATAATATGTCAATAAAAGCAATTAATATGTCTAGTGCAATGGCGTTGACTAAATTAAAAACATCAAATATTTTTATTAGAGCAAAATGGACTATAGATTCTAATCATTCGGCGGGATTGGTATTATCTGCCGACGATGATATAATCCCACAAAATTACGTAATCGCTTATCATAATCACACTAATTTATTTTTGGTCAAATATATAAATAATGTTCCAACGGAATTGATAAACACAGCAGTAACTTATATAGATAATGCTCCAATAGATGTTCGTAAAAATGGAACTACTTATCAACTTTATTATAATGATGTTCAGATTGGAGCAGATCAAACAATTACAGATTCAGAAATAATTGGAAATTTATTTTGTGGTTTGTTTTCAACTAGTTCATTGAATAAATGTATAAAATCCGAAGCTTGCGACATCAACCTACTAACCCTTCTTCCTACTGTTTTTCTTGGTACTTCAATTACCTATGGTTATTATGCTTCTGATTATTCGACTACTTCTTTTCGTGCTCTTGTTGCAACCTGGTTACGTAATCAAGTATATACATCAGCAACAATTACAAATTCAGGTGTACCATCTGCTTCTTCATTTACAAAATTAACTGATTTAGATACCTCCACTTTAACTATTACACCATCGCCAGTTTTAATTATTCTTGATAATGAACCTAATGACGATCTAACTTTTCATCATTATTGTGCGGAAGCGGTTATACGTAGAATATTTACTGCATTACCTACCGTTAAAATTTATGGTGTTTTATTTGGTCGAGTTGCTGATCACACAGTAGATGATCCAACTAATACAATGGCTACTACTGAAACAATCAATACAGCATTATTTAATCACTATGGAATTCCATATACAAGTTTTTCCAATGAAGTAGTTAATAATGTTCCTTCAGTACATTCCTTGAGTTGGTACTATCCAACAGATGAAGTTCATCCTGGAGATAATGGACATGCAGTAGCTGCCGGTCTGGTTGAAAATTTAATATCAACATCCAGTCCTATTATTCCCAATCCATTGCCAACCAGGTATTATGCTGATACTGAAGATTATGAAAATTTACCTGGATTTATAAGCGGAAGTAGTTATACGAGTAGAACAGGAACGTGGACAGATTCAGGTTCATCAATTATTTCAACTGATACCGCTACTCCTGCAACAGTCACTTATACATTTACTGGAAGAGCTATTGGAATTGATGATTCTTATACGAGTAATCCTTCTGTTTCTTATCAGGTTGATGGAGGTAGTTGGAGTACAAATTGGTTAACTATGAGAGGAAGAGAAATGTCTAGTGTTAGAAGTAGTCATACTATTTGTATTAAAGTATTGAGTGGAAGTGTTAAAATTACAAAGGTGTGGTATGTGTGAAAATAATTTTATGAAAGGAAAATTAAATGACAAATGTAACTCCTAATTTATCTTTAGTTACATTTAATAAAGGCGTAGATCTTGATGAAAGTTTTGAACAATTCCGTGATGATTTAGATGGTGTATCTAATAGTAATATGACAAAAGTAGATGATTTTTCGGAAACAGTTGCATTATTATTTGCATCAACATTGGCAGCGACAAGTGCATCTTTATTACCAGTTAATAATTTTGTAAATAGTGCCACTGGTTCTATAACATCTATCAAATCTGCCAGCTCTGCGGTTTCGGCAAGTTTTTTAAAAATTGCAGAATTCAGTGGTAGTGGACAAGCTGATTTTATAAATCTTAATCAAAATTTCAAACATATTATAATTTTTGGTGTATCTTGTATAAAGGTGCCTGCTGGCCCAAGTTTATTGTCCTATAATATTGGTTGTGATTTTAATGGAGATTCTACTGGTGGAAATTATCGAGACATAGCATGGACAAATTCTGGTTCGTCTGGTTCTAGCACTGCTGGATGGTCATCAGGAGGCAATGTTAGTGACATGTCAACCCATACTGGTTCTCAAATTATTTTAGCAAATGTCACGGGTTCATCAATTTGGGATTTTGGAAGTCCATTCTTAGCAATGATTTTAAACTATTCTGGTACTATAGTAAGTGGTAGCGGTTTCTATAAAACTGCGATGGGGGTATCTGCATTTGTACGAGCTGGATTTTATCCATCTTGGGAACACGCTTGCTCTTTAGGGATACAAGGTGGGATTTGGACAAGTGCATCTCCTATTACAAGAATTAGAATGTTTGGAAGCGATAATAGTGGTTCCAGAATGGATTTCTCGGACAATACAACCATTTCTTTATATGGAATGACATAAAAATAAAAGGAATATTTATAATGAATAATATATATAATAATTTCTTTGGTTTGGAGGTAATGTGACTGTACAAACTACGTTTTTAAATCTTATTACATATTCTTCAGAACCAGCCGATCAAAGTGGAAGTTTTATTACTTGGACTCAAGATATGTCGGGTTCAGTTAATAGTAATATGACTAAAATTGACGCATGGTCAGGAAGTGTAACCGGATCTTATACTGGATTAAGTGGTTCGATTAGTGCGTCATATATCGCAACTACTGGTTCTATGAATAATATTAGTGGATCAATAACAACGATTAATGCTAATATTCTGACGTTACAATCAAGGTTTGCAAAACTTTATGAATTTGTTGGTTCGGGTTCTGGATTTGTTGATTTTGATAATATTCCGCAAACTTATAAACATTTATTAATTTTAGGTGTGGCATGTTCAAATCGTTCGCTTTATAATATGGATGTTGGAGTTGATTTTAATGGGGATGCAAATAGTTCTAATTATGAAGCAATTCAATGGAATCGTAGTGGAACTCCAAATTTTGAACATATAACAACATATACAACTGCACAAATTATAATTGCAAATGTTCCAGGATGTATGTCGGGAATAAATATTGGAGGACCATTTATTGCAATAATTCCTAATTATTCTGAAGCAACTTATGGTTTTTATAAAACTGCAATGGGAATGTCTATGTATACATTTTCAATTCCTACATATGCTGGCGGTTTACAAGGTGGTGTTTGGAATGGAGGAGGTGGTATTTCAACAGGAAATGCCATTACTCGAATTAGAATGTTTACAAGTGCGGCCACTACTACCAGATATGCTTTTACAGCCGGGACAAATATTACTATTTATGGATTTGGATAAATGTGAATATAATAAAACAAATAATTTATAATATTTTTATAATAGAGAGAATAAATGACAAATATTTTAGCAATTGATGATTGGGCAGGTAATATTATTACTGATTATAAACCGATGATTGATGGAGGAGTAAAGGTGTCTATTAATCGTCTAGGGCAAGGTGATAGTTATAATAATACTGGAGAAAAAGATGGTAAAGGAGATTGGTTATATAAACAACATATTGAAGAAGCATCAAAAAATGGATTATTAAATGAAACCTATTGGGTTATTAATCCATCTATAGGATGGGAGAAACAATTGGATTGGATTGTTGCTAATTGGCAACAACAATATGACGATTTGCCATTTGCTGTTGATGTAGAATTAACAGATGGATTAAAATATTCTAGATTGATTGATAGCATCGAAAATCTTCTTGTAAATTTTGAAATGTATTATCATGAGCAATGTTTAATTTATACGGGAAAATATTGGTTTTGGGAAACATTTATGCGAGACAAGTATGGACGGCTTCCAATATGGCAAACGGAATATGATTTTTGGTTGGCTCGATATCTATTTAAAACCTATCCAAGAATATCTTGTAGTTGGAAAGAATTGGAGTCATATTATCCTAATTCATGGGTTCAATCCATTGATGTTCCAAGAGATGGAATGGAAATGCGTCCAGTTCCTATTTACCAATGGACTGGAGATAAATTCCTTTTACCAGGAATCGAAGGCCCAATTGATTTAAATTTCGTAAAATCAGATTGGCTTGAAACACATTTAAGACATAGTCCAATTTCAGATCCTACACCTATTCCATTACCTATTTTCAAACCTTATTCCGTTACAGTTACAGCGTTATGGGGATTAAATATTCGCATGGGAGCGGGGACAAATTATAATAAAGTAGGTGTTTTATTTTATGAAGATATTGTAACCATATTAGAAGAAAGTAATAATTGGGGAAGAATTGATAGTTCGAAAGGAAATGGTTGGATTTGCTTGGATTATGTAAGTAAGATTTAATATAATAGGTTATGCTATAAAAAGCATAACCTATTTTTTTTATCATTTTTTTAACTTATTTATTTATTTATCCAAAATTTTTCTCAAAATTTTTCTTTCATTCTCAAGATTTCTATTAATTGCTTTGTCTTGAGTAAATTTATCAGGGTATCTTGTTTCTAATTTTTCTATATTTGTTTCTATAATTTTCTCAAGATTTAAATTGTTTATTCTACAAAACGAAGCAATATAAAATATTAAATCGCCAATTTCTTCATTGATATTTACCCAGTCAATTTCTTTATTATATGCTAATTGTTTTTTAAATGGATCAGTTAATTCTCCAACTTCTGTTGTCATTCCCATAAGCATGTGAATTGTATCTAAAACTTGATTATCAAGTTTTGCACAAGTATTTTCAGTCCATTTGCAATAGTCGTTAATATTCATAATTTATTCCTCACATAAATTCCAACTACAACTAAGACATTTTTTGCAATTTTTAATAATAGCTAATTCTCCGCCACAAGATGGACATTTATCTTTTTTTAAATTTTTCGGACTTAGCACTTCAACTTTACGACTCCCGTTTCTATATACCGCTAATCCTTTACAATTCATTTTCCATGCCATTATAAAAGCTTTAGCAATAGTATCTCTATGAGTATGATTTGGAAAATTCGCGGTTTTTGAGACTCCGCTATCAATAAATTTTTGTGCAGATGCAAGTATTTTTACATGCTCTTCCCATGAAACTTCTTTTGTTCCATCCGAAGAAACGGCGCATCTAAAATATGGTTTAGATGCTAAATCATTTTCAAATTGATATGTCCCTGTTTTATCATTACGAATTGTAATTTCACTAAAAATTGGTTCGATTCCACTTGAACATCCAGCAATAATACTCGTTGTTCCTGTGGGCGCAATTGTTGTTAAAGTAATATTTCTTCTTGGTTCTGGTAATAATTGACACATTTTTGGAACGCCATTGATTTTTCCTAAAATTTCAGATTCATTTTTTGCAATATTATAAATGAATTTTAAAATTTCTTCTAATTCTTTAATAGATTCATCAGAACCATATGCAATTTCTTTCTGTAAACAGCAATCTGCAAATCCCATAATACCCAAACCAATAGCTCTATTTTCCTTAGACCATTTAGTAATATCTTCTGTTGGATATGATGATTCAGTTACTACACAATCTAAGAAATTTACAGACAATCTTGTTGCCAACTCTAATTTGATATAATCTATAGAATTTAATTTTTTATTAAAAAATTTTGACAAATCCAATGCGCCTAAATTACAAACTCCATTTGGCGGAAGAGGCTGTTCCGAACAGTTACCCGTTATGACATCTGATAATGCAAAACAATGAGTTTCATCAAATACTCTAATATCCCAAACATCTTCATAAAAATTAGTTTCTTCAATTGATTTAATTGTTCTAAAATAATAATCTCTTTCTTTAATTAATTGTCTCAAATTATCATTCTTGTATTTATTAGTAATATTCCAATTATTTGCAAATCGAGTTGAAAAACAAATATCATATGCTATATAGGTTTTGTCCAAATTGAAATTTCCATAAGATTCTCTAATATTACATATAGCGCAAATACCTAAAAATCCAAGTAATTCTTCCAATTCCTTTGCTAGTTTTTGGTGAGAACTTGTAATAACAATTCTATTTTTATCAATATAACCATCTGATGAAATAATACCATCTAAAAATCCTAATACAAAATCTTTTGAACAATCATTCCATATTTTTGTAGGTAATCCATCTTCTTTAGACCCAACACCAAAATCATTTAAAAATTTAATCAATTTTTCATTTGTTGTACTGATTTCATACCAGCATGACATTCTATTTTTTCTAATAGTCCAAGATGTATTAATACCAATTTCTTTAAGTTTTATATCCAATGCTTCTTTAACGTCATTTTCAGCATCTTTTGAAGAAACGATAATACCGACTTGTTCTTTATTATTATCAGTTTTTTTTGTAATCCATCCATCTCCATAAATCCATCCAATTAAAAATCCATCAGAATAATTACCTAGATTTCCATATGTTTTTTCTGTTAGAGAAACTGGTAATTTATCTCCTATTTCTAGTTCGGAAGTAAAAGTTTTGATTAACGAACCATTACCACATAAAACAGGCCATTGATGTTCTTCTGTACAATAATATTCCGAACCACTATTCAACTTAATCTTATATAGTTTTTTATTTCTGCCAGATAAAAAACATTTTGCATTTGACCAATTTCCATTTAAATTTACAACTTTAAATTCTTTGCCTTCTAAACTTTCAATGGGAAGAATTCCAATATCAGTAAGAATTTTAGTTCCCTGACGCATTGATGGATTTGTACTAAGAATTTCTTGTTCGGTGTATTTATATGGGGAATCGTCAATACGATCTTTAAATAATAAAGATGGTTCCCCGTTTCGCCATGCCCCTTCTATAATCAAGTTAAATACTTCTTTTGCTTTATATTCTTTATATTTTATTCCATTAAATTCTGTCCAATATGTTTCGTCATTTTCTACTTTTTGCATAAAGACATTATCTACTACAACACTAATATTGGCATTTGCAATTTTACCTTCTTCCTCTTTTGCAGTAATAAACTTTATAATATCTGGTGAGTATACAGACATTGTAAACATAATTGCCATGCTTCTGACATACTGTTGCTTTGTGACCTATTTATTAGGCGAATAGATATTTCTATCTATTTCTGCAATTTTTTATAAGATTATTTTTGCAGATCAGACTATACCATCATCTCTAAGAGATGCCCTTTGGTAGTCGTTACGGCCTTAATTTATAATTAATGCCTCGGGGTTGCCCATCTCTGGGTTTTCACCGATATTGGGGTTTTCTACAGAAATCGCTTTCTGAAGGGACTCAATATAATTATGAGAATCATTTACGTGAATTTCTATGTGACATTTTTGACAAAGAGTTATTCCATTAGTAATTTCAAATTTTAAATCTGGATTGTCTTGTGCTTCAATAATATGATGTGCAACTAACTTATTTTTATTTTCACATAATTTACAGGCATAATTATCTCTTTCTAAAACCTTTCTTCTCCATGACCGATAATATTTCCCCCTTCTCCATGATTGAGGAAGTTCTGGAATTGATTTGGTGATAGACTGATATTCTTTTGCGCATTTCCATGAACAAAAAAATATTTTAAATTTAGTAAGAGTATATCTTTTCCTGTAAATTCTCTTTCCACATAATTCACAAGACACTTCTTCCCCATTTTTATTATTTGAAGATTTTCAAGATTTATTTCTTCTTGTAATTTTATGAAATTTTAGAGATTTTCGTATTTGTGTGGTCGGAACATTTAATTTTTTTGCGATATCTCTAATTGATAATAATTGAATTAGATACATGTCCTCTAAAATATATTTATCTAATTCTTTTATTTTATTTGATTTTGATTTAATTTCATAATCTCTTAAATTTTTAATAATTACAGAAATACAAACATCAAAATCTTTTGATACTTCTAAAATTGTTTTGTTTTCAATTATATATTTTTGATAAAGCAACTCTTTGTCTAAAACTATTTTTCTCATAAATGCTTATTATTTAATCCTGATTGAGTTAAAGCATCAGCGTCATGGGAAATAGTATCTGCAAATTTTACACCTCCGCCAGCATAGCCATGTGTGCTACCAGATACTTTAGATCCTTCTGGTCTAATTTTGCTTAAGGAAGTTCCACATCCACCACCTTTACGTGCGATAAGGGCAAAATCTAATTTTGTTTTATAAATACCTTCAATTGTATCAGGAAAATCTACCACATAGCAGGCACATAATCCAGAATTAAATTTTCCAGAATTTACAAGACAGGGTGAATTTGGTACAAAATATCTGTTTAAAATCATTTGATAAATACGATTCGTGGTAACACTATCAAATTTATTTCCAATAACATGATTCACAGATCTTTTTGCTACATCCTTCCATGTTTTTTCTCCTTCTGAAAAATAACGCTTACGAAGAATATTCATTGCTACATCTGAAACTTCCCTGACTTCTGGAAATACATCATCATTTACTTCTTCAAAATTTATCAATTAATTAATCCTTTCTCCTTTAAATTTTTTACTAACATATTTACTTCTGATTCCAAGTTATTCAATCCACTTTTCGAATAAACATCAATATCATGTTTAAAATTCTTTAATTCAATTTCAGAGATATGATTTTTTTGTTCTTCATTTAATCCATTATCAAAATTTAATCTATGAATTCTAATTGTAATTACATTATCAGGAAATCTAGCTAATGGATAATATATTTCCGATTTAAATCGTATATCCGGTATCATATAATAGTCATATAAATCTTGTGTAATTTCTATAACATCACAAACTTTTTCGATCCAAAAGAAAGGTTTGTTTAATTTAATCTTTGTATTCTCTGTGCCAGTTTTTTGTAAAAGTGTACGTCCATATTCGTCTTTGCTTCCATCCCATTCTAAATATTCTTTACAAATAAACTTAAGGTAATCCGCATTATGAATGATTAAAGATTTTCCTAATAATTTTTGTTTTAAAAAATTGGCAGTTGAATCTTTTCCGTGTTGTGCAAATCCTGAAATTAAAAATATTTTTTTCATGGTTTTCTTCGAAAATCTACAATGGGTTTCATCGATTTCATTTTTTTATCTACTTCATTTAAAGATACTGGATAAAAATTCCAACAATCTGTTCCCACGTCAAAACTATATCCATGTTCTTCTAATCTTCCATGGTGATGGCCGAAAAGATGCCATGAAGCATAATGTGATTTATACCAC